AAGCTCTTATCCCATCGCCTAAATCTTTTATTATGCTACTTAACGGCCATAGTGCCATAATTAGCTCACATCCTCTGTGCTGTATGCAACGCCTTCAGCATGAAGCACAACACTACCGTCGTTTTTAGGCCCCTCATCATCAGTTGCTCTGGCTCTAGCCCAAAAGTAAACCCTTCCTTCTGAGCCCTCCTCTACTTTCCCAAGCGAAAGAGAACTACCCCAACCTTCATAACTCCCTGAACTACCATTATCGTCTGGAGCTAATGACCATTGATTGGAGTTATCACCTTGCGGTTCCACAACAACGTCTGAAACCTCGTAGTCGGGTTCAGCCTCCGCATAAAGCCTTACCTCTTCATCTTCTTCAAGGTCGGCTCTCAATATAAACTCTACCGGATTGCTGAAATCTCCCTCTTCGGATACAAGGGAACCATCATCAGCAAAATATATCTTGAAATACTGATCTGCCATTTACCTTCGCACCACCTTTACAGTATTTCGCCTCGGCCCTCTCGCGTACTCCTGCCGTATAAGCTGTATACCCTGAGCATACTCCTGATAAATCACCTGGGATTGCTCCCATTTCTCGTCCTTCTGGAGCGCACGGTAGAGGGCAAAAAGGGTGAGAAGATCCTGATAGTGTTCGGGCACTTCCGGTTCGTCCTCGTCGCCATCCATCTTCTCTGGCTTGCGGTAATATTCAAGCTCTATCTGCCTATTGTCCGGAGGTGGAGGGGATACAAGGAGTTCCCGCATATCGCGCCATATTATATAGCCCTCTTTTTTGTTGTTGCGCTCCTCAAAAGTGATCTCTTCCACCTTCTGCCCGTTGAAGAATACGGCAAACTCGCGAATAAAATCGCCGGGCAGAACATACCTATCCTCACCGTCGAGAGTGTCCATATACACGCTATCGGTAAGGTGGTTTGCCTTCTGCGCTATGTCGTACTGCGCACGGTTAAGCCACCTTCTTATCTCTTCGGACGAAAAATAACCGCCCACGTCCTCTTCATCGAGAAGAGAGCGGACGGCATCTTCGAGTTCTTGTAAGGTCATATATTAATCCTCCGCATACATCGCTCTTAACTGCCTAAGTGCCCTCTTACGGGCCGCCTCTCTGGACTGAGTATTGCCCGGTTTGTAGACATATTTCCTACCAGCATCACCGGCCTGGTAATAGCCCCTCTTATCACCGTTTCGCGTCGTATATCCCTGTCTAAGAGGCATAAAATCACCTCATAGCTTCCTAATCTGGCTGTAATCTACTAAATAGATACTATCAGTCTTTTCATCATAAAAACAGTCCGTCCACGTTGCTTTTAGGTCATATCCGTGTAATCTGGCCTCACATGCTATCTTTTTAGCTCTATTTCTTATATCTCCACGTTTATCTCTGGAAAACTCTCTCTTATTTTTGCCGGGAGCTTTAGGCATCACAAGAGATTGACCTTTTTTGACGCAGGGTAACACCTCATCAAATTCTGATGAGAGAGTATTACAACATTCCTCTATCTCTTCCAGATAGTCTTCGCCGTACTTTTTATTCAGTTTCTCCTTCTGTATCTTAATTACATAATCTTCAAAAACGATAGCGAAGAAGTGTGCTCCCTTTTTAATATCAAATTGCTCACTTTTCTTCTCTAAATCTTTTCTATCCAGCACTATAGCTGTCTCATACGCTGTTCGTAGTATTTATCGGCAGACTCTCTCTCATCTTTCTGTTGGGCTTCCTTAATCATGGCAGGGTCGTCTACATCTTCAAGTGCTCCTTGAAGGTCACGGATGGATACTTCGAGAAGATCCTCAGCGGTCTTAGGGTTGCGTCCTAGTTCATAAAAGTTCTTATTATAAGAGGGGGCCTTACGAAGTCTCTCTATAATTTCCGTTTCGCTCATCGGTATTCTCTGGGCTTGCTCGCTCTTAGTATCAAAACTACCATTACGGAAATGGATCCTTACAGGGCTTGTTCGTACAACATTACCATTTACCATTTCTTTCCTGCCGTTTCTTATTTTCACCGTATAATTCCAGTATTTAGAAACAAATTTAGCCATTACTCATCCTCCTATTAGGAAAGAGGGGGCTACCAACCCCCTCCGGTTATTTATTAACTATAATCAATCTCGTTCATTATAGCGTGCCTTTCTTCCTGCTCAAACTGAAGACCAAGCTCGGTGAGGTACTGGTCAGTCTGAGCATCGGCAGAGTTCTTCTGGATACTGGTTCTAAGCTGAGTATCCCTATTCCTCAACGGACGCTGAGTCACACATTCCATATCGAGAACAAGGAGGGTGTGTCCGTACTCATCACCAGCAAACTGCCGGTGGGGGATAAGGTCGAGATTGCCGTGAGGTGTTATATAGCGTTGCACATTTATACCGTAGGTCTCCTGCGGTGTCTCGGTCTGGATATTGTCTTTTGCAAATCCACTAATAACACTCAGTGCTCTACGGGAAGCAAGCCCCAACTTGGTATCAGAGCCGTGCTTGAAAGCATCCTCAAGGAACTCGTCGAAGGTCTGCTCATCAAGACTATACCCAACATCTTCTACGTTGGATTCTATCCAGTTGAATACACCCCTAGTAAGACGCTTTGGCTTTGTGCCAGAGGTATCAATATCACGCTGACCCCACAGAAGGGCACGCTCTATCTTTTCGGTATGCTCAATACCCTTCTTCTCCCTGGCACGAGCAAACTCACCGGGGCCATAATATTCAGTCTGCATCTGAGTTCCTGTGAACCCAAATTCAGTCGAGAATATTTGTGTGTAGTTCCAGGGAGTGTCTACTTTACGCATATTAATATTTACGTCGCCTGCACCCTCTTCACGAGCGTTAGAGAGTATCATTAGTTCGTCTTCATCTTCAAGCTGGTCTACCGCATCTTCAGTATCGGCATATCCACGCTCGAAGGTTACTTCGTCATTATCTGTGTCCACATCAGTTACCAGCATTATTTCGTCAGTACCAGTTACTAATACAATATCGCCTTCGAGGAAGATCGCTGCTTCGTCTACCTCTATAGTATCCTCATCACCCTGACTGGGGCTGGTCTCTGTCTGAGTAGCGGTAACTTCGGTCATGTGATCCATAACCTTATCTTCCTGCCAGTAGAACTTAGGATTATGGCAGGTCTGCTTACCAGCACGGGCACTCACAACATAAAAAGGTGCTCTATTCGGATCGAGGAGAAGAATCTCCTCAGTCATATCAATTACTCTACGGTCATCATTCATCATCGTACTGTCTATGGTTCCGGTCATATATTCAGCCAATTTTTACCCTCCTGAAGTTATTGTGGGAATCCTGAGCCAGAGTGTCGGCTCACATTCACAATTTGCTGCCTTATTTGGTCTTCAGGAGAGGGTTCCTGTTGCTCTTGGTTGTTCTGAGATGGGGAGCTTGATTCAGCCTGACTCTGCTGTTTCTGCTGCTCGGTCTGCTGCTGTGTCTGCTGATTGAGTTGCTGTAGGGCAGTCACAGCATCGGGGAGATTTTGTGGGTTGTTCACCATGTGCACTTTAAGGGCAGCCTCAACATCAGGAACGGGAACACCGCTCTGATTATTCTTTGTCAGATTGTGATTAGAGGCGATCTGTACCAAGTCTTCCATATCCAAGCCTTCCTGTCCCAGTATATTACCATACTGACTTTCCAGCCGGTTATAGTCCTGCTGGACATTCTGCTTGACGCTGGATACAAGTTGCTGCTGCTGCATCTGCTCAATCTTTTTTAGCCTTTGCTCTAGATCAGAGTTTTGCTGTTGTTGTGGTTGCTGAGAGGGTTGATTTTGCTGTCCGCGCTTCCTGTTAAGCCTCTCCCGCAATTTTGACATTCTATCCTGCTGACTATTCTGCTGTCCTCTATTCTGGGCTTGATTGGCTACTTGGTTAGGATCGAGGTTCCCGTTCTTGTACTGCTGATATAGCTGCTTAAAGTTAGGATTCTGGGAGATTTCCTTCACAACTTCTGCTGCTTCGGGTTGTTGTTTGAGAAAGTTCTCCCATTTCTCCCACTGTTTGGCTTTCTTGCTACGCTGACCGAGCTTCTTCTCTAAATTTTTATAACCTTTCTCAAGCTCCTCCGGTGTACGAAACTTACCGGCGAGCAACTGCTCTCCTGAATCCTGCTGCTCTTCAGCAGACTGCTCATCTTGACCACTTTCCGGCTGTTGTTCGGGCTGGTTCTGTTCTCCTTCGTCTGGATCTTCGCCTCTCAATTTCTGCTCCAACCTACTCTGCATATCCTCGGTGGCGTTGTCCTCTTGTCCCTTATCGGGGGAGTTATCGCCATTATCGAAGATATTTGCCATGAACTATCCCTCCAATTAATAATGCTCGGCAGTAAGGGCACAAAAGTGTTATCCTCACTCCGAGGAGATTATGCGGTTCTTTTCCTCTATCCATCTATCCAGCTTGTCGAATAAAAACTTTAAGCCTGATAGCCTCCCTTGTAACTCCTTAACCTCTGATATATCAGAAAAACTCCCCGTAAGTAGGGAGTTCTCTACACTCTCTATTTCCTTTTTTAGAGCTTCTTCTGTCCACTGCCATCCCTCACCTAACATCATGGCTTCTACCTGTCTGCCACGAGCTTCTTTTTCATCCTGTTTCATCCACCACCACCTGCTGCTCCAAGTATTCTCTGTAGTAGTCCGGCTTGATCAGCACCACCTTCTGGTACGTCTACATCAGCCTGTTCCTCGGGAGGTTGGGCTTGCTGTATCTGCTGCTGTATTTCTTCCATAATTTCATCAGTCACGGGCATGTCGTAAGTTTTTAATAACTCTTCAAGTAATCTCATGCTCGGCATACCAGTAGTCTGGGCCAATATTTGCAGCAACTCAAGGAACTGCTGTCTCCTCACCTGACGGTCGGCATTAGGTTCGAGAGAAGTAGAGGCTACCTGCATATCAAACTGACCCATTATATCCTCTGGAGACACTTCAAGAAAATTAAACTGACCTTCCTGTTGGGGTTGGAGTTGCTGTAATCCGTGATTGCCAGCTATTCTTATATACTGATCTTCACTTACAAGCTGCTGATTGAGTGCCACCATTAACTCTCCAACTTTTTCCAGGCCATCCACCATATTGCGTATCTTCTGCACAAACCTGTAATTGGCCTCACGTTGAAGAGAGGTTATCTCGGTAGCTGTAGCATCACCTGTAGGCTCAACACCTTTCACATACTGCACAACTCCCGATGTCTCCTGCATATCCTGTTTTATTACCTCTTCCTCTTGATACGCGGAGGGGGATACATTGGTGGGGCCAATCTGCTGTAGTGCTTCCTGTACATTGGGCTTATTTGTCCATATAATACCGTTTGGCTGCCATACAAGATCATCGGGATCTATACCAGACTGCTCACTTACGAGGAGCATGTTATTGATAGCCAGTGAGAGATTATCTATACGCTGATTTCTCAGAGTATTCAGTTCATGTTGAAGTTTCTCATTGGGTTCAATCTCACCAATACCCCAGAACTCTTTGGGTACTTGTACATCAGTGACTTTAACAAAAGGTATCTTTTTGTGGTGATAGGGATTTTCCTCATCACGGAGCACAACACTTTCATCGGCCACAGTTATTATACGTCCGTTCTCCCAGTATTCCAGTATCTCGTGCATCTCATCGTCCTCACCGGGAGACTGGGCCTGTTCTATATCCATTTGTCTCCTGCTGGCTTCGTGATCCGGGGTTTGAGGAGCTTCCTCTAACTGCCCCACATTCTGATATATACCCTGCCTTGCCATACTTCTAAGGTGCTGTATGGACTTTAGGCTTCTGTGGATAACATATCTCGCATCGTCAATATCCTCAGCAAAGGGATCAACATAAAAATCAAATATATCCACTACCTCTATATATGGGCCGTCGTATTCGGTAACTTCACGCTCCATCTCCATGTGTCTACCGTTAATAAGGGCCTCATACACATCTAAAGGGTTCTCTATGGGGCGTGGAACCCTCTCAGTTACAGTGTGAGTCTTGGTCTTCCAGATCACCTTAATGACACCTGTGCCGTAGAGGGCAGCCTGTTTGAACCATTCCGTGCATTTACGCTTAAAGTTCATCTTATCCATCTGATAGTCCAATAGAGCCTGCATAGCCTCTGCGGACGGTATATCCTCTCTCGTGCGTGGAAGAGGGCGCAAATAGGGCTTCTGACGGAAGATAGTGTCAGTTAGGCGTGGAACGACCGACTCTATAATAGAGAACACATAGGGCACAAATACATTAGACTTACCTTCGCGCTCTTCTTCGAGGTAAGTCCGGTAATCCTTGTAATATTTGCGCCATTTTTCTTCTTTGGGCTGTCTGTGCCTCTCAGATTGTTGTTTGGCATCCGTTACCTTCTCAAGAGCATCCAAAAATATTCCCCCTAATAACCAGTCACGGGGTCTCTCGGTATACTAGGCTTTCCGCGCTCGGTTTTTATCGGTCTTGCCATCAATAAGTACCTTAGAGCATCATACGCATGATCTTCTTGGCTATCATCAACATCTTCAGTTTTCCTTGCATCGTAGGTTAGTGCGGGAAGTGTCCTTATAATGTTCTTACAGTTATCGAAGAAGTAAATCATTGGTTCTCCATCTCTTGCAACACGCAATCTATCGTGCACCGCCATCTTACCCTGCATACGGTCATTATCGGCTTTCATCATAGGAACGCCTTCCTGGGCCATTATCTCAGATATGGTAAGCCCGTCGTGGCCTCTCTTCTGCCATGTAGCAGGATCAGCCACCCTTATCTGCACCGGCTCTCTTTCCATATCTAAGATGTGGGCGGCTACATCTCTGGCGTTCATCTCTATGCCAACATTCACTCTGTTTGGGCGGCAGCCGTAGTATTCCCGGTAAATATAAACTCTCTGCTCGGGATCTACAGCACCCCATAAAACACAGAAAGGCTTTACAAAGCCCCAGTCTAGGGCCATGTATTTTGTCCACTCTACAGGTATCTGAAACGGCTGGATAACGTGGGTCTTGTGGTCAAACTCCTTAAAGACCTGTCCGGCGAACACGTTCCAGTTACCTTCAAGCAAAGCCTTCTGCTCTTCTTCGGGGAGAGATTTTAGTTTCTCAATATACCCAGGGTCATTTTCCAGTAGATATGGGTTATCATAGACAGTAGCCGGTATAAACTGTCTGGTCATGCCCTGTTCGGTCGTCCATATCTCATAAGGCTCCGCAGGATCTACAAAACGCCTCTTCACCCATTGGTGGCCTATATTGCCTGGGTTGGTGGCCGCCCTCATTACCGGCTGTATATCCTTGCTCGTTGTACGCAGACGGGAGAGTAAATATGTGTACATAAACTCCTCGAACTGCGTTAGCTCATCAAAACCAATGTAATCCCATTGCCCCGACTGGAAATTATATACATCATGCCTATGCTGAATATATCCAAAGTCTATTACTGAGCCATTATCAAACTCCCAAGACTTTTTGTTAGACTTGAACGAACATATATCTTTGGGAAAATTTTTCTGAGACTCCCGTATAAGTGAACGCTCAAGCTCAGGATAACTCTTACGCAAAAGTAGGCTTTGATGTCCTGGGTGCTCTATAGAACGGATGAGAGCTTCCATTAAAAGGGCAAAACTCTTTCCACCTCCGGCGGCTCCTCCGTTCAATACAACACCTCGTCAGCATGGGATGAATGAAACTTCTTCTGTTTTTCAGTTGGTGCATAATCTATACTGACCTGTGGCATTGTAAGGGTACCACCTCCCATCATGTCTAAAATTTAACAATCTCAATCCAATTCTGCGCTACATACTAAAAACCGGCACTTACGGAACGTTCGATTTGTTGGTAGATCAGATTCATACTTTGTGTCCGATTTAGTGTGCATTTTACACTAAATGTGGTACGCAAGTACCACCTAGAATTTGACTTATCCTCTCCATATCAGGAAGGGAGCCTCATGTATAAGACTCCCTCACCGGAAAGAACATGTGCATTTCATCAATATATATTTGTTATTATTTAAATGATATTATTGGAATGTTATTATTACTGCCCCCGTTATCCATGCAGGAGTTATCCATGCAGGAGAAACTACGGTACGGTGCACAAGTTGTGCACAATTATATAGACATTTCGTTCAAACTTACCATTGGTTCTTTTCTTTTCCTTCTTCATATAAGGACTATCAAGTAACTGATTAATGTGTTTATAAAATCTTTTCTCGGATATGCCCAAATCATATCTTATTTTATCCACACTAGGAAATGCAAAATTTTTATTTCCTGCATAGGAGCATAAATAAGCGTATATAGCCTTAGCTTCAATACTTAATTCCTCATCTTGCATAACCTTCTTAGGGACTATTCCGTAACCATTTTCAAATATAGAACCATCTTGAATTTTACCTTCGTCCATTGGTTATCGCTCCTTTTAGATTAGGCTCCTCTTATTTAAAGGGCCGAGAAGTAGGAAGAGGAGCGATTTCAACCTACTATTCGGGAATGACCCTATCTCGGCCCTATGTACCATATATGATTATCCGAAGTCGGAAAACCTGATCTCGGTGAGATCTCCGTAATGGTGGAGGTGGCGGGAATTGAACCCACGTACCGCTAGGGACAAGTGTTCTTCCTGCGGTCTACCCCTGTTCACCCCCACTTACATCTATAGTTTTCTCCTTCGGACGTGGCACATCACCTTCAAAGACAACGGTAAGGCCACCATTTCCTTTACTCTTAGACTCTTTAGCAGACTTACCCACCTGCTCCAGAACAAGGCGAGCAGCTTTCACATTGCCGTCTATAGCTTTCTCTACCATAGCATCCAACACTTCCGGCAGACGCTCACCTACAAGGCTGAGGCTCCTCTGGTAAACGGCCTCTATAAGCTCAGGATCTTGCTTCCACTTATAGATTGCCACTCTGCTGACACCTATTTCATCAGCCAACTCCTGCTGTGTCCTGGTATCTCGGGGGTTGGCGAGATATTCAATAAGAGCTATCTTACGTGAATCAGCCTTAAAACGCTCAGGAAGTTCCATATTGCTCCTCCACGATAGCATTTATCTCCAGATAATCTTCATCTGCAAGTTCCGGATATTGGGATACTATAGAGTCATATTCCTCTACAATCATCTCTGCACGGCAGTTATTGCAGTAAAAAGTCCTCGATTGTATATATCCTTCTTTTTGATTACAAAGCGGGCATATTAGCATTAATTACACTCCAAATTTATCCTGCTTTTTCCTGTAACCTTCTTTCAGTTATCTCTATATACTCATCATTTAATTCAATGCCTACATAATCTCGTCCATTTTGTTGGGCTGCCAGCGCTGTAGTTCCAGCGCCCATAAAGGGGTCAAGCACTATATCTCCCTTTTTACTTCCAGCCAGTATGCAGGGTTCTATCAATTCCATAGGATATACGGCAAA